GCATTTCATATACAGGCAACTGTTTCCACCCGATAACGCCGTTATCCTCGGTTACGTTCAGAAGCATGAAAGTATTGCCATACTTGACTGTGCTTCTTGTTATCATTGGGAAAATGATGTCAGCGGACAAACGGTTATAAATCAAATCCTCAAGTATAGACTTAATACGCTCGGATTTGGAAGTCACGTTAATCATCATGCCGTTCGGTTTAATATATGTAGCCTCCTCCATATAAATGTCAAGGGCTGCACCAATTTCAGGGAACAAGTCCATCATGTCAGCCTCGCGGTACATCATCTGTACCTCGGTCATGTTGGCTAACGCGTTGTTCTGTGTCTCATATTGAGCACGTTTCCATTGTTTAGCCAGCAGCCTCTGTTGTCTCAGTTGAGCTAGTTTTTGGTTATAATCCTCCTTGGAATTGGTTGCATATATCACATCATTGCTGCCCAAACCACTGTAATTATGCACACTTCTGCTGTAATTGGTGGACGTAGGTGTGGGAGCTGACGTTCCTCCTCCAAACGCTTTATTTAGTTTTTGAAAAATTGTTGACATACTAAACTGTATTATATTAAATAAATATAATGAAACTGAAACTAATAAACAACAAAAAAGCGAACATGAATATGTCCGCCTTATTGTTTTTTACGAAAGCCTGTAAGCATCATCATTGCAACAATCTGTTTCTGTCTGCGCTTGTTTGCGTCTGACGTTGTGTAGAACGGCATTGGAGTTGGCTTTGATATTGTCACGTTTGTGTCCTCCAATGTGGCTGTCTTGTTTTTCCTGAAAATGTTGTTGGTTCTGAATGATGTAAGAATTTGTTTCGACAATGCCTTTTCCTTGTCGGTTTTGATTACATAAAACTGTATAACAAACAAAGCCATAGCCAGACAAGTAAGGCTGTCGTCGTGGCAACCGTCCATATGGTCGGGTCTTCCGTTTTTCCAAACCCATGTGTCCATTTCCGTTATCACTCGCGTGCTTCTTACCCTGAAGCCGTTTTCTTTGAGCATTGCCACAAAATTGCCAATCATCTGCACACGCACGGCGTTTGTCCTGAAACCAGGAAGCTTGTCGCCAGGCTTTATGTTGAAAGTCGAATAAGCCTTTTCGACAGTGTATGTCTTAAGACCTGGGTCATCGTAATAAATGTTTTTGTACCTTTTAGCCATAAGTGTAAGTATTATAGCATCACCGTAGCCTCCGATACATTCAACAATCACAAGGGCGTTGTTGAACGCCGTTGCGTAGTTGTACACCATTTCACCGATTTCGTCTCCAGTTTTTTTGCCGTAATATTCAAGCACCTGGTCAAAATACGGAGTACCTGTGTCTTCGTCTATTGCATCTATGTCAATCACTTCAATGGCTGTCCTGTCGTCAGCCGAGCCAGAAGACGCATCAACCGCAACAACATACCTGTGCCCAGGGATTGGGTCTTTCCAAATCCACGTTTCCTTGACAAACGGGTCCCACAAATCCCAATCTTCAATCTTTGTCACATCCACGACGTTTTGTCTGAGATGAGCCTCTATCACATTTACGGGTATCACGTTGTCCGAAGAACCGAGGAACGACACATCCAGTTCTTGCGCTATTTTCTGTTCGTCGTTGTTGAACGATTTGCACATTTTGGTGTACCATGGGCTTTCTGGCTGCCACCCTTCCCTCTCAAGCCTGCGCCATCTTTCTTCGTCATACGGGATTTCCCCGTTCGGTCCAATCACTGGGTCGATATCCCATTCGATTTCACCTGTCTTTTCGTTCTTTTTCGACCATTTCAAATGCCTTTGATAACGCAAGTCCTGAAACCATTTGAATTCGACTGCATGGTAGTTGTTTTTGTGTGTCAGAGCCTGTTCATAAGTCCTGTAATACAGTTGGTCTTTGCCGTTTGGGGTTGATACCATAATTATCTTGGCGTGTTTCACCGACGCTGTTGCGGCGACAGCCTGTGAATAGACAGCAGGACCGTTTTCAATAAAAGCGGCTTCGTCGAATATCAATATTGAAACAGCCGAGATACCACGGGCTGCGTTTGGACCAGACGAACGCGCATACACTTTACATCCATTGAAAAGTTCGATTTTATCCTTGTTTCTTGTCTTGAATATGGATTTTGTGTTTTTCTCGCTGTTCGGGTCTGGCGACCAGAACTCGCTGCCCCACATCCATCGCGGCACCTGGGCTATGAAATAAGACAGTTTTTCAAGCAACTGTTCGGAAATGTCAAGCTTGTTGCCAATGCACAAGATTGTTTCTGGCGCGTCTCGTTTCGCAAACACACATTGTGCGGTAGCCCAAGCTGCGGAAACAGTCGTTATGCCAGCCTGACGGTGTTTGATTGCTATTGTGTTGTCGTTTTCGCAAATGCTTTTAAGGAATTCATACTGCCTTGGGAAAACCTTGAAAGGCACCTCATGACCTTCATCGGCACTGAACGTAGACAGATAGTGCTCAATGAAATATTTTCTGGTTTTGTCGTTATAACATTTGACATATTCTTCTTTAAAGTTAAACGCCATGTTGTTGTGTTATGTTCAATTATTTGAAATCTATAAAATTAAAATAAATAGTGGCGTTTATCAAAATTTACACACCAGTCTCAATTTCCTTCAACAGTTCCGCTGAAGAATACACTTCACCGTCATTAATTGAATATTTGGCATTTTTCGTCTGCACAAAATTGTCAAAATCGTCGGTTTCCTTGTTGTAACGAATGGTATCCAGCAATTCTGTTGTCATGCTCAAGCCTTTTTTTGTCTGTTTGAAAGCATTCTGCAGGTATTCGTTGAAAACATCTGGCGAAAGTTTGGATATTTCCATTATAATGAAATTCGTCCCTATCTCATCCATGTTGTAACCGCATTTTTCAATGTCGGACATCAGCAGACTCCACAAAGGTATACCAAGCCTCATGTCCCAGTTTTCAGCCAGCCTGTAATCGGCTTTTCCCAATATGTAGTCGATTTTGTCCTGGTCTTCTGGCAAGCCTTGCTGTGCAGCTGTTTCCATAAGGCCCCTTACTGTATATTCAAGCAAGACTGGGAAGATTACACCTTCAGCCTCTATTTTTATCCGTTCACCGTTGTTTCCTATATACACGTCAACCTTGCCTCCACAGTTCCTTTTTATGTTTTTGATTGTGTCTGGCTGGTTGTACAGCAGTGCCAGATTGTATCTGGATATTTCGGTGTACAGGGTAACCAATTTAGGATTAATTTTATATATTTCACGAATGTAGTATTCGATGTTTGTGCCGTAATACATTGACACTCCAGTTATCAGTGCGTTTACCATCCTCCTTTTGTAGATTTCGTCACTGAGCCACCGCATTTCATCAATGTCGTTAAAAGTGAAATCGGGTGTTGATTCTGGGGTCATGCGGTATTTGGACATGTCACATTCCGCCACCAAGTGGGATTCTATGTCGATTGTGTCTTCAGGTATCTCAAACACGGATGTGCAGATATCGGAGCACAGTTTTTCCAAAGCCTCTTTGCTTGCAGATTCTATCTTCTGGCATTCGGACAACAGTTCACTTAGTTTCTTTGACAACGCCTTCGGTGATATGTCCTGCCCTTCGAATTGTGACATTATGCAGTTGTATTCGGTCTTGATTATAAAACCGACAAACGTTTCTTCCTCCTCTGGAGGAAACGCTGGATGATTACCGAGAGAGGTCGTGTTGTCTTTGATTGACTGTTTCAAAAATTCAGGCAGTTTCATTATTTCAAAAAATTTTCTACTGTGACTATTTTCGAGTTTTCTTTAAGTTTCATAAGACGTATCTCGTCAAGCTGTTTTTTGGAGATGATGAATGATTCAAAAGTTGAGTTTTTATTGTCGCCGCTAACCGTGATGTCCTGTTTCTTGTTGTCATTGTCTGGGTCGGCTGTTATCGACACTGAATTGTCTATGTTTGAATTTGACGGGACTTTTTCAGCTGCCTTTGTCGCCTTGACAATCGCGTTGCCTATTTCGCCAGGTGTGTTTGGCGTATTTGGGGTCACATATTTGAGTTGCATCTGACCACCGTTAGGGTCTAGCATTTCGCTCAAATTCTCCTTGATTATCTGTCTTAGTTCTTTATCCTGTTGTTCACTTAACTTAATTCTGTTCATGTGTAATCTCTTTTATTATAAATATATCCCAACCAAATAAAAAAAAGAAAAGCCTCAATCAGAGGCTTTAATTGTTTGTTTTTGGGTTATCGTTTTTTGACCGTGTACGGTTTGCCTCGATAGCCTTGTCTGTCTTCCTGGTCGACTTTGGACTTAGGCGACTCTCTTTTCTTGATTAGGTCTCCAATGATTTCATTTACAACTTCGTTAACTCTGGATTCCATCATTTGTTGTGGTTGGTTTGGCATCATGTTGTCATTCATCATCGGGTCGTTTTGCTGTGTGTTTCCGAAGTTATTGCTACTGTTGTTTTGGCTGTCGTCACCATTTCCGCCATCGCTGTCGTCATCACCGTCGCTTTCTCCAGAACCGTTAAGCTTGTCACTCAGATATTCAATCATGGAATTCCTGTCCTCGTCGTTCATCCCGTCAACAACAGCCGAAGCTATCATGCCGAGAACTTCTTTCTTTTTGTCCTCGTGTTTGTTTATGCCGTCATTCTTAAGGTCGTTGCGGAATATCGACGCAAGCTGTCCAGCCAACGATTCGGCTTTTTTCTCTGGGTCACCAGAAACGTCGGCGTTGCCTTCATCGTCTCCACCGAAAGGGTTGGCGCCCATAACAGGCTCGTTTGCACCACTGTCCATCATCGGGTCGGTCATGTCTCCAGGGTTACCACCCATGGCGTTCGGGTCGCTGCCCATCATCGGGTCACCACCCTGCATTGGAGGCATAGAAGAAGCGTCACCACCCATAGGATTCATACCCATTGGCTGTGACGCTTGGTTTTTATTTCCCAAATTCAGGAAAGTGTTTTCATTTACTCTTTTTTTTTACCTAAAGCGGTAACAACGGCGTTGGTTATCGCACTAACCACGTCTTCGAACGGGTCACCACTGTGTCCGATTTTCAGACCATAAGGTTTTTCGCCTTTGGCTGTTTCGTCGTTCCAGTCTTCACCCCATTTGGAACCGTCAGCGTTGGGAGGAAGTGTCATGACTTTTTTCTGATAGGCTGGGTGTTTGCCAAAATCGTCAAGCTTGGTCTCAACAATCCTTTTTATTGCCTCATAAAGAGGTGCTGTTTGTGGGTTGTTTTCAAAATCATCATCCATTGGAGTGTCTTCATCACTGTAATCCAAATCGTTGATTTCACCGCTCATGTCGGTATCTGGAATGTCTGCAAGTGGGTCTTCGTCAAAGTCAACACCAAGTGAATCAGAACCTTCACCATATTGGTCAAGATGGTCATAGATTGAACTGTCGTCAGCATTCAAATCAGTGTTCATGATATCGGTTGCAGAACTTGCAATGTCTGGGTCGTCAAAATCACCGCCGAGTTCAACTTCAAACACGTTTTCAGTAACAGGTTGCGTCACACCTTCTTGTTTGTCAAAAGGCTGTTTGTATTTTTTCGGGTCGCCAATTCCAGCGTTTGCAGGAAGACCGTCATCCCATTCGGTTGTTTCGAAGTTTTCGTTTACACTGACATTCTCGTCATATGGGGCAGTGTCGCCAATTTCGGTGCCGTGTGAACGGTCGAGTTCGCTGTCGCTTGACTGATGGACAAATGCCCTGTCGTCTCTCCAAGCCAACACTTGCTTTTTCTGTTCTTCGGTGAGTTTGAGGACGCGTCTAGGTTTGCTTTCGTTGACGCCTTTACCCTGTTCTTTTGAAGTTTTGGCTTTGTCCGAATATGGGTTGCCACCTTCTTTGTCAATATTATGGTCGCCACAGGCAGCTTCATATTTACCGCTTGGGCTGTTGCCTTTCACGCCGTTGTTGTTGTAGACAGTGTCAGGATTCACTTGCTTTCCGTCATCAACATAACTTTTGTCTTTGATGCCGAGATTCTGCTGTTTGCCCTGAGGACCTTTCGTGCCGCCGCCGTCTTTGGTTGACGGGTTGCTTGTATAAGGAGCGTTTTTGTCTTCTTTGATGTAGTGGACATTTTCGCTCAGGATATTGTCAACGTTTTCGACCAACTGGTAGAAACGGTTCAGCTCAGCTTTAGCTTCTTTGTTTTCCTTGTTTTCCCATTCGGCTGATTCGTTGATGTTGAACTGTGACTTGACAGGCTCTTTGCCTCCGTTGGATTCGTTCACGTGTATAAGTTCGAGATTAAGGGCGTTTGACGCCTTGGTGTATGAATCATAAGCCTTGCGATTCAGGAAGCCGCCAATGTATTCATAATCTTCAGCCAGAAGCTGTGTATCTTTTTTGGGGGCAACTTTCACGTAGTATTTGGTTCCCTCTTTTAAGATGGCGTATGTTTTGCCGTCAGCGCCAACCTGGGAATATTCAACAATCCCGTTTGAACTTGTGGTCTTTTTTGATTCATTAATACCATAGTTCATAAGGCGCTGCATTGTCTTGAGTTCGTTGTTATAATCTTTACTCATGTTATTTAATTAAGTATACTTAT